CAAATAGATGAGTGTATGAGCGATGTCTATAATAATGCTAGTCCACAGCAAGCCTGGCGTGCAGGATTTCGTGAAGGTGTCAAAATGAGTTTGCTTGAGGGGTCCAAGTTGGCAGATTCAGGGCAACTAGCAAAATTAATTCATTGGAAAAATTTTCATAGATTGATGATATGGATGCACATAGGCAATGACGTCGATAATGGTCTATGGGCAATGTATGGTGCAAGACAAGGCTGTTATCTAACTAATTGTACCGATTGGGATCTTTTAAACGTCAGGGATTTCAAGTGGCTTAATGAATATTGGAAACAATACGTAAATCAAGATGAAAACAACTTAATGATAGAGGTTGAGAAACTCGGGGAAAAATTAAAGTCTGGTATCGGTTTAGATATGGCTGATGTTTTTACTTCAGCGCAGAGTAAAATGTTTAAAGCTATGTATACTAATCCTCCTAGGATGAAAAATAATGCAGTCGTGAGTAATTAATGTACGATATAATTTTTATTAGTTATAATGAACCCAATGCTGATAAAAATTGGTTAGCATTGAAATCTAGATTTCCTATGGCTAAACGTGTACATGGAATCAAAGGAATACATCAGGCGCATATCCATGCCGCTAAACAATGCTTTACTAATATGATATGGGTCGTTGATGGTGACGCCGTTATTCTTGACAGTTTTAATTTTGATTTTATTGCAGATAGAGAGGATTTTGTCTATGTTTGGAGAAGTAAAAATCCCATCAATGCTTTGGAATATGGCTATGGCGGAGTCAAATTGTTTCCTAGACTAGCAACAATTAATATGGATACATCTAAACCAGATATGACTACAAGTATTAGTAATCATTTTAAACCGATGCCACAAATTAGTAACATCACTGCATTTAATACTGATCCCTTTAATACATGGAAAAGCGCATTTAGGGAGTGTGTTAAATTATCTAGTAAAGTTATTGATAGGCAAAAGAATGACGAAACTGATATTAGACTACGTATTTGGACCACTGTTGGGGAAGATAAAGACTATGGCAAATTCGCAGTTCTTGGTGCTCGAGCCGGTGTGGAATTTGGTATTAGTAATAAAAATAATTTTTCTGAGCTTAAAAAAATTAATGACTTTGAGTGGCTCAAAAATAAATTTGATAAAGGCGAATAATGGAAAGTAATGTAAACAGTGTTAGTTGGCTACACGGTCTAGAAGATTATTTTAGATTTAAACAACAGCATCAAGTGGCGGATCACTGCGCTAGATTTCTAAAAGTTCTTTATTCAGAAAATAAAGGACACAGTTTAAAAAATGTCTTTATGGAGGCATTACCCAATAACTTTAATAGAGATGATGTACAGCATCTAATAAATTTTTATGCTCATACTGCTAATTCTAACGATAATTTAAAACTTAAAGAGATTAGTTCTACATTGAGCAAAATTTTTGCTGATTATAAACTTTTTAAAACAATTAATAAGTGTTATAATGGAACAATAGAAAATTTAGAAATTTGTGATGCATTTAGTAGAGGTCAAGTACAAAGTAAAATATGGATGACTAAAGAATTAAGAAAAATTAATATCTTTTTTGATAATATTTTAGTTATTGGTAGTTGGTATGGACAAATAGTTTTTTATTTTGATGATATACTTGATGATATCGGATATAAAAAAATTCGTTTATTAGATATAGATAAAACAGCTTGCCAAGTCAGTGATACGTTTTTTAATTATGATAAACTTGCAGAATATTCAGTAAAATCTGTAGTTTCCGATATTAATGAAACTGTATTACATAAAAACGGATATGAGTTGCCTATAGAAAATTTTAAAACAGGGGCAACATTTACTGAAAAATTTTTACCTAACTTAGTTATAAATTCAAGTTCTGAACATATGACAGAAGATTGGTTTAATAGGATAAGACATAAGAGCATGGATTCTCCGCCTATAGTTGCTATACAAAGTAATAATTTATTTGATATTCCTGAACATGTTAATTGTGTACATAGTATAGATCATATGAAAAAAAAGTTTCCTATGAAAGAAATATTATTTGAAGGGGAACTGCAACTTTCAGGATATAAACGTGTTATGCTAATAGGTAAACCATGATTGATCTGGATAATATGGAAATGCGCGAGTTACAAAAAGAAAGTGCTAGAGCTTTGGCCACTATGGAGGCCACGAATAATAATATCAGCCGTTTTAATAAGGAAGCACATCATAATAGTCAAAATTGGTACAAAGCAGTTATTAGTTGGTATATCAATGAATACGGCGGACTTCCGAGTTCTATAGGCCCAGGCAAAGACATTAAATTAATTTTAGAATGATTTATAGATACAACGAAATCAAAACAGTACATTTAGAAATTACAGAACGTTGTAATGCTAGTTGTCCAATGTGTGCAAGGAATATTAATGGTGGCGAGGAAAATCCACATTTGAGCGATCATGAGCTCAGTCTCGAGGATTGCAAAAAAATATTTACACCGTCTTTTATACAACAGTTAGACAGAATGTATATGTGCGGAAATTTTGGGGACCCAGTCGCAGCCGTAGATACATTAGAGGTCTTTGAATATTTTAGATCAAATAATCCCAAAATGAATCTAACTATGTACACTAACGGCAGTGCCAAAAAAACTGATTGGTGGCAGAAGTTAGCAAAAATTTTAGGAAAGAATGCATATGTGGTTTTTAGTATTGATGGATTAGAAGATACAAATCATTTATATCGACAAAATACCGTATGGTCTAAAATAATGGAGAACGCCCAAGCATTTATTGATGCAGGCGGACGAGCAAGATGGGATTACATTGTATTTGCTCATAACGAACATCAAGTTGAAGAAGCAGAAGCTTTAAGTAAACAATTGGGGTTTGAAAAATTTCAGTACAAAAAGAGTGCAAGATTTTTTAGCAACGCCAGCGGGGTTACTAAAGAGATGCATCAAGCAGTGAATAGAAAAGGCGTCAGTACAACACTACTGCAAGCACCCACGAATCCAAAATATAGGAATAGTGTGTTAGATCAAATTAGTAAAGTTGTGGGCAAAGAGGAAAAAATAAAATTTCTACCGTCAAAAAAGTCCGAAGCATTAGGTATTCAAGGCAGTCAAAAATTTAATAATGATCCGTCCCTTAAAACCAAATTAGAAAAAGAGTTAGATAGTGCTATCATAAAATGCAAGGTGTCAGAAGAAAAATCGCTATATATAAGTGCAGAGGGAATAGTACAACCTTGTTGTTGGACAGCGGGTCAAATGTATGTTTGGTATTATAGACCCGAATCATCTCAAATTTGGCAGGCAATTAATGTTGTAGGAAAAGATAAAATTAACGCAAAATTAAACAATTTAGAAAATATAGTTGATGGATTATATTTCCAATCAGTTATTCCTGATAGTTGGAATAAATCTAGCTGTGCTGATGGAAAATTGGCAGTGTGTGCTAAAACATGCGGTACAAAATATGATGCATTTTCAGAACAGTTTAAATGAACATTGATAATATTAAAAAAATTGAATTAGAAATTACAAGTAACTGTAATGCTGCCTGTCCTGGTTGTGCTAGGACACAAAACCCTGACATACTTAAAATCCACAGTATTACTTTAGATGATATTAAGCGAATATTTCCTAATTCTAAATATATTAAAGGAAAACAATTTAAATTTTGTGGGGTGTTGGGCGACCCAGCATTTAATAGTGAATGTGTTGACATGGTAGAATATCTAACATCTTTTGGAGGATACTGTCAACTTAGTACTAATGGTGGAATACAGACAGCAGATTGGTGGAGCCGTTTAGGCGCATTAAGTAACAGAACAAGAAAAGTAGATGTAGTGTTCTGTGTTGATGGTTATAAAGAAACCAATCACATATATCGAGTAAACACAGTGTTTGATGTTATAGAACGTAACATGGACTCTTATGCAAGAGCTGGTGGAACCGGTACCTGGATGTTTATTATTTTTGATCATAATGAATACGAATTACCATTAGCTGAAAATCATGCTAAAAGTTTAGGATTTAAATTTGCTACTAGAACAGGTATGAGAAATAGTATACATGATTGGACAGCAATAGTTCGTAAAAAAACTGAAGGCAGAATGGTTAAAGAACAAGTAATTATAACTACTACTGGTGAAAAAGAACATAGTAAAAAACAAGAAATAGTCGAACTACAAAAATTTATTGATAATCCAAAACAAGAACAAAAACAAGAAATTTTAAATTCAATAGTTTGTAAATTGATACATGAAGGTGAAATTTTTATTGCGGCTGATCAAACTATGTGGCCTTGTTGTTTTTTATGGGACAGCTATTTTAAAAACAAAGAAAATATTAGAGAAAAACTTGAAGAATATGGCCAAGATTGGAATTGTTTAACGGATAAATCTATAAATGATGTATTACAAAATAACTGGTTTGACGAAGTATTAGCACTAAGCTGGGATCCAATACATAATAAACATTTAGATAGATGTATTCGAACATGTGCAAAAAATAAAGCATATCAAAATGAGATTAAATTTACAAAATGACAACACCTAAATTACCGTCAGAAACTTTTTGCATATTGCCGTGGGTACATTTAAGTACACGACCAGACGGCAGTATGCGTGTATGTTGTACTGCTAACGCTAGTAGTGTTGGACCAACTAATGATAAAAAACACGGCGGAATGGTCGGCATTCTAAAAACAGATGAAGGCAAACCAGCTAACTTAAATGTAAGCGATTTTCAATCTAGTTGGAATAGTACTTATATGCGAAACGTTCGTAAGCAAATGCTTAACGGAGAACAACCGCCTAGCTGTATTAAATGCTATAAAGAAGAAGCCGCAGGACACAATAGCAAACGTATGTGGGAAACTGCCTATTGGAGTGAACGTACTGATTTAGAAAAGTTGATTGCAGACACAGCTGAAGATGGATCAGTCCCACCACAGTTAAACTATATTGATTTACGTTTTGGTACAAAGTGCCAGCTAGCCTGTATAATGTGCAGTCCGCATGACAGTAGCGGTTGGATTAAAGACTGGCAAGCAATACATCCTAAAATTGAAAACCCAACATTAAAGCAAACAACATTGTGGGCTAACAAGGGCAGTACTAACGGCAGTAGTTATAACTGGCATAAAAACAATCCAGTATTTTGGCAACAGTTCTACGAACAAATCCCAAATATGCAACAGCTATATTTTGCAGGTGGTGAAAGTCTTATTATTGAAGAACACTACGAAATTTTAGAAGAGTGCATTCGGCAAGGTCATGCAAAAAATCTTGAATTACGTTATAACAGTAATGGCGTAGAGTGGAGAGATGATTTATTTGACTTGTGGAAACAATTCAAACTTGTACGTTTTCATTATAGCGTAGACAGTATTGAAGATATGAATGATTACATTCGCTATCCTAGTAAGTGGGAACGAACTGCTGAAGTGTTTCATATTTTAGATACACAAACACCAGCTAACACAGAAGTTACTGTAGCATGTGCTGTACAGGCTTTAAACATCTACTACATTCCAGATTTTATTAAATGGAAATTAGAGCAAGGCTTTAAGAAAATCAACATGTGGCCGTTTGGCGCAGGCGGAGTAAATTATCACTTTGTTTATCACCCGCCTCACTTGAACGTTAAAGTTTTACCTAAATGGTTTAAAGAAGAATGCCGTAAGAAATATCAGGCATTTTATCCATGGTGGGAAGCTAACTGGGAAAAGGGTGTACCAGATTGGCACAAAGGAAAAGTAACGTATGAACAGTGGCGTGATGCAGGGTATGGTATTAAACGTTTAGAAGGAATGTTGCAATTTATGGAAAGTGAAGATTGGAGTATTAGATTGCCAGAGATGAAGGAATTTTTAGAAATTTGTGATAAGCAACGCAACATTAGTTTTTATGAAACGTTTCCAGATATGAAGGATATTTTTAATGTCTAAGGAACCAATAGTCTGTTATTATGCACTTGGAGCCATCAATTATAAAAATGGCTATGTAACCAGTTGCCCTCAACAGTCAGATCAGTTACATCTTTATAAAGACACTAAAATTTTAAAACCTTCTGAAATTATAAATTCTGAAAATTTTAAGAAACACAGAAAAGAATTAATGAGCGGCACATGGAGTCAAGGGTGCCATCTGTGTAAAGAAGCTGAGGAAATCGGTGCAAAATCTATGAGACAAGATTTTGCCATCAAAGACGATGAATTAAAACATTATAATCATGAAACTGGTGAAATTGATTTTGCATTAGTTAAACACGTCGAGTTAAGGTTTAGTAATGCATGTAATATGGCATGTCTACATTGTAGCGATGTTTATTCTAGTGGTTGGATGAGCAAATTAAAAAATTATGTACCGGATAAAGATGATTGGGACAAAAAATTGGTACAATTAACTAGAACTTTTCATAAATCTTCACAAAATGAGGATTTATCTATATCAATATCTATAGAAGAAATGGAAGTTATTGTTGATGATTTAATTTTAAATTTTCCTAATCTAAAAAGGGTAGATTTTGCTGGTGGAGAAGTATTGTATCAAAAACAATTTTTTCCTTGTTTAAAAAAATTAGCAGATCACCCGAACATTAAAAATATGGGAATTTCATTCCATACAAATTTTAATGCAAAATTCGATCCTGAAGAATTGGCTAGATTATTAAAACCTTTTAAGAAGGCCAATATTTCAATGTCTTTAGACGCAGGCACAAACATTTATTCATATTTTAGAACAGGTGATTGGGAAGTTCTTAAAAAAAATATTGAAAAATTTAGATCTGTTGATAATACAACGATAATGGCAATTAAATGTACAACTAGCGTTTATCAAATTATGGATTTAGAAAATATTTTTAAATCGTTTTTCACTCTCGATGTTGATAGGATTGATTCGGCGATTGTTTATACACCGAGATATTTAAACCCAGCAGTGCTAAATTTGTACTTCAAAGATTATGTTTATGAAGATATTCAAAAAACATATAAAATTATTAGTGAAGAAAATATTAGAAGACGTGCTAATATGGAATTAAATTCCAAAAGGAGATCATGGAATCAACTTGAAAATAGATTTACTGATATTTCTAGTGCGGTAACTGCATTAAAAGATATAGAGAAATTTGTATTAAATCACCAAAGAAGTGAAAGTGAGTATAATTCTTTTATTGCCTATATTGAAAAAACAGATAAAATTTGGCAAAGAAATTTTAATGATTATATGAAAAAATATAAAATTATTAACGGAAAACTTGAAAGGATTCGTCATGCATGATATTTCCAATAGCATTTATAGAGATTTATCGGCTTTAGAAAAAATAATAAGGGATGAAGCTGAAATAAAACTTTTTAATTATAATGGATTAGACATTCCTTTTAGTGGTAAATGGAGGAAAATAGCAATTAATTTATCGGGCGGTGCAGATAGTGCTTGTCTGACCTATTTACTTTGTAAAATAATTACTGAAAATAATTTTAATTGTAAAATCGATGTTATTACACATGTACGCTGCTGGACTACAAGGCCTTGGCAGCAGCCAATAAGTGTAAAGATTTTTACGAAATTAAAAAATATGTTCCCTGATATTATTAATCAAAGATACGAAAATTTTATAGCCCCTCAAATAGAACATGGTGTTATTGGATACATTTATAAAGATTTAGAAACTGGAGAAGATAGGAGCGGCGATCAGCTACAAGTTAGCGAATTTAATATTTACTGTGCTTATAAACATCGCTATAATGCAATTTTTAATGCAACATCTATGAATCCTCCACAGACTGATTTTCCAAAAAAAATGAAAGACAGAGAAAAACAGCCGGAACATGGAGCGTTGCGTGATTTAATTTTGCATGTGACTGATGATGGTAATGACGATTTATTTTTATGCCATCCTTTTAGATTTGTTGACAAATCATGGATTGTTGCTCAATATTACAAATACAATATTTTAGATTTGTTTGAATTAACAAGAAGTTGTGAAGGTGATGTTACTCATGAAAATATAAAAAGTGTTGTACCTGATTTTATATCATATTCTTCCGATCAAGTTGTTCCTGAATGCGGCACTTGTTTTTGGTGTCTGGAAAGAAACTGGGCACTTAGTAATGTGAATGAAGTTTTAGAAAAAATTAAAGATGTCTAATACTTTTTGTCCTATTCCTTGGAACTTTCAGGCTATACGTGCTAACGGTGATATGCGTGTATGTTGTCAAGCCAACGTAACAAAAAATCAAGGAGTAATACGTAAATCTGATGGTACTGCATTTAACGCAGGTCGCGACGTACTAGTGGATGCTAGAAACAATGATATGATGAAAGCCATGCGTGTTAATATGCTTAATGGGGTTTGGAGTGACGAATGCGGTCGCTGTCGTAATGAAGAAGCGACCGGACTTGTAAGTCGCCGTACCTATGAAAACGAACAATGGCAAATGAGCATTGAAGAAGTCAGAAGCAAAACAAAAGCTGACGGAAGTATAGACCCGACTGATTTTCCTGTAGTTTATTATGATTTACGTTTTGGTAATTTTTGTAATTTAAAATGTCGTATGTGCGGCCCAACGGATAGTAATGCTTGGTATGACGATTGGATCAAATTAACTGGTACTAACAAATTTAAAGATACTAGCGGAGTAATGGAAATTGTGGACGGAAATGTTGATGCATTTAACTGGCCAGAGTACGAACCTTTTTGGGAACAATTAGAAGCAAACATTCATAATATTCAGCATGTTTATTTTGCTGGCGGTGAGCCAATGCTTATTGAAAGACACTATGATTTTTTAGAACGTTGTGTAGAAAAAGGCGCAGCCAGTCATATTGTTATTGAGTATAACACTAACATGAGTACTTTGCCCACTAGGGTCACCGAGTTATGGAAGCACTTTAAACAAGTTCGTGTAGGTGCTAGTGTTGATGGAATGGGTAGTATGCAAGAATATCAGCGCAGTCCGGCTAAGTGGGAAAAGACATTAAACAATTTGCGTAAAATTGATCAACTGCCAGATAATATTTTTGGTTGGTTAGCGTTCACAGTTACAGCATATAACGTTAATCATATGATTGATTTTATGAAATGGAAATTAAAAGATGCAAATTTTAGAAAAATTAATTTCACTAACAAGCGGCCAATCATTACACATCATGTAGCACATCATCCAAAACATTTAAACATTAGAGTACTGCCGCCAAAGTATAAGGAAGAACTTACAAAAAGTTTTGAAGATTTTGTTTGGTGGGTAAAAGATAATGGATTTAATGAACATGTTGTAAAACAAGCAGAGGCAATTTCTAAAGGTATTATTAGCTACATGAATAGCGATAATTATTATGATACGCATTGGGTTGAGTTTGTAAATTATACGAATAAGTTGGATCAGATACGAGGCGAAAGTTTGATCGATGTTGAACCCAAATTTAAGGAATATTTGAATGGCTAGTTTTGATACTGTTGATTTATTAGACGGTAACGTTTTTCAAGTTACTTGGGATCTAGGCCGCCGATGTAATTACGATTGCAGTTATTGTCCAACACACAGGCATGATAATTTTAGCCCACATGCTAGTTTAGAAGACTTAATCAAGAATAGTGATTTTGTTCTTGAATATATTAACTTGTACATGACTTATAGAAATTATAAAAGAGCTAGTATAAGTTTTACTGGCGGGGAACCGACTGTTAATCCAAATTTTATTCCATTTATAAAATATTTAAAAGATACATATAACGAAAAATACAAGGACAAATATGACTGCACCTTTGCTTTGACAAGTAATGGGGCTATGAGTGAAAAAATGGCAAATCAAATTATGGATAACTTAAATCATATTACTATTAGTTACCATGCAGAAGCAGATGATTATTTAAAAAATCAAGTCAAGGATAGAATGGTACAGTTTGCAACATTCGGGCCAGAAAAGAAATGCACTCTAAGCATTAATGTTATGTTTCATGCGGGATATTTTGATGAATGTAAAGACGTATGTTCATTTTTAGATAGTAAAAATATAAAATATGTGCCTAGAATTATAGGTGAAGAACCAGATAGTCGAAGTAATTTTGCACACAAATATACAGAACAACAAATTACATGGATGAAAAACTATTGGGACAATAATACTAAAAAGGTACAACAGCAATGAGTGAAGAAAATAAAGAGTTAGGTCTTAAAATAGGAAGACCTTGCTGTGGTAGTAGGACAATGTGCCTTAGTAAAGATGGTGAAGATCGTAAAAGTAAGTTTGTTGACTACAGAGAATTTAAAGGATGGTACTGTAGTGTCAATTGGTTCTTCATGCATATTGAACAACAGACTGATAGTGTGTTTCATCATCAAACCTGTCAAGCACAATTTGGACAAACACGTGGTCCGATAGGAAAATTAAGTGAAGGTGATAAAATTCTTGCTGAGTTAAAACAACGCTTAGAAAGCGGAACTATGCCAACTATTGTTTGTCCAAAACATACATGTGGATGTGGTCTTTGCGCACCAAAAAGCATGTATAAAGAAAATTATCAACGTGTGTTATTCAATCATGTTGATAAAACGGTATTTGCAAATTCAATGAATGAGGACAACGGTAAAAATTTAAATGATTAATTCAAAGACATATTGCAAATATCCGTTTAAACAAATAGCTATAAAAGATTTTGAGAATGACAAACTTAGAACTTTTTGGCCTTGTTGTATGATGGGTAATCATATAGATGATGAGTCTTCTAATAGACTTGGGATTGAAAATGTGCATCTATTAACACCGGATGAAATGTATAATCATCCTAGAATGGCTGAATTAAGAAATAACCTATCAACTGGAATCAAAGACCTTGCTTGTAAAGTATGTTGGCAACAGGAAGAAAAAGGCTTAAAATCTTTTAGAGAATTTAGTCATGATGATGAAATGCCTGAGGGAGATGGGTTATCTATGATTGATATTTCAGCATCAAACATATGTAATCTTCAATGCAGAATGTGTACACCAGGTGCAAGCCATCAGTTAATGAAAGACTATAATTATTTTGAAAAAAATGGTCTAATGCCAATAGTTAATAGTTCTATTAACAGATTTAGTAAAAGTGACGTCCTAAGAATCACTGAAAGTCCGCAATGGAATTGGTTGATGAATAACACTCATCAGATTAAATTAATTAGAGCATCAGGTGGTGAACCTTTTTATGATAATAAAGTCATGCAACTGTTAAAAAAATATGTTGAAACTGGTGCTGCAAAAGATACAATTTTACATTTTCATACAAATGCAACACAATTTACTGATGAAGTTGTTGATATTTTAAAAGAATTTAAAAGTAATAAACATGCATTTAGTGTTGATGGATATGGAAAAATTTACGAATACATTCGATATCCTGCAACATTTGAGCAATTACAAAATAGTATATCAAATTATATTAACAAATTAACTAATTATGATTCTATTTTAAATTTTACAATGGTAGTCAACGCCTACAATGTTTTAAACATACAGGATTATGCATTTTGGACACAGGGGATTTCTAGTAAACCATCTGTAGTTTATGGTGAATGTTACCCTTTAGATCGAGGGATATCGTTAATACATATGCCAATTAAGTTACTAACGATAGCTAAAGATAGAGTAATGTATGTTTTAAAAAACTCCGTAAATTTAAATAATGGTCACTTAGAAAATTTGATAACTCAGATAGATTTTGCAATTAATAATAATAAAGAAAATAAGAAAAAAATGCTTGATGAAATCACATTATTTGATTTGTCAAGAAATCAAAGCTATAAAAATTTCTTAGATCCACTTTTAATAGAGTGGCTGAATGAGGTTGATTAATGAGTAAATTTTGCCCGCTACCTTTTAATCATATGGCCATTAGACCTAATGGACGAGTATACCCGTGCTGCATATTTCGTTGGGATAATGTTCCTGAAGATTTACATTTAGATCATCCTGATGTTTTTCATCATCCTTTTTTAGAAGATATTAGAAATCAAATGAGACGTGGAGAAATTGTAGATGGATGTAAAACATGTCATTTAAATGAAGAACAGTTTGGATCTAGTATGAGGACGTTCGTTTTAAAGCATATACATAAAATAGGTGGATCGTTAGAACCGATAGATGAACCGAAAATTACTTACTTAGATCTTGCTTTGAGCAATGCCTGCAATAATAAATGCAGGATGTGTAATCCAGAATTAAGTACTAGTTGGTACAGTGATTGGAAAGCATTGGGAAATTCTATACCTAAAGGATTGTTACAAAAACCGCAAAATAATTTGGATAAAATTAATTTTAGTAATTTACGATTCTTAAAATTAATTGGTGGTGAGCCCTTAATGGAGCAAGAAAAGTTTATTGATATATTATCTAAATGTGATCGTAAAAACTTATCTGTGTTATTAACCACCAATGTAACTTTGAAACCAAATGAAGAATTATTTAGATTAATGAAAGAATGTAAATCGTGTAATATAAATTTAAGTATTGATGCATACGGGGTATTAAATGATTTTTTAAGAAAAGGCAGTAATTGGCAAATTATTACTGAAAATATAAAATGGTTTTATGATAATTTTAATGATGGTCTTGGGGTACATTCAGTAGTAAGCATTTATAATATTAATCATTTAGATATTCTTAGAAATTTTTTAAAAGAAAAATTTTCTAAGATACATCACGAGCACGTACTTGTTGATGGTCCTGATTGGATGCGTCCTAGACATTTGCCTGAAAATATTAAATTAAAAATTAAGGATTTATTTAGACTGTGGTCACAAGATAGTGATTGGCCGTTTTTGAAAATATTAGAAGATGAATTATCAAAAACAGGTGATTTTAATATTTTTATGAAAAACGATAAAAAGTTAAGTGATATTAGAAATGAAAATTGGGCGTATGCAAATCCAGAACTTTATGAAATGGTAAAAAGTTATTATGAGTAATTTAGCAAAATCTGCTTACGACTTCACGAAAATACCATATGAAGACATTGTGCGTGTGGGTCAACGTACAATGCTATATCGAGATTTATTTACAGTAAGTTGGTTGTTGGGCCGATTTTGTAATTATAAATGCAGTTATTGTTGGCCATATGCACGTAGTGATAAAAAAGATCACAGACCAACTGAGTTGTGTTTAAAGACAGTAAATGAAATAAAACGACAAGCACGTGAACGTGGATTTAACAGTTTTCATTTTAGTCTTAGTGGCGGTGAGCCAACATTTCATCCGGGCTATATTGATATTTTAAATCATCTAAATAATGATGTGGCTAATACAAACTATACTAGTGTTCATATGACTACAAATATGAGCCGTAGTTTGAAATGGCATAAGGATGAATATTGTCCAGCAGTTAGTAAATTTCATCGTGCTAGTATTACTGCAAGTTTGCATACCGAACACGTTAATACAAAAGAAAAAATGCAAGATTTTGCAGATAAACTAATTTTGTGTCAAGAACATGACGTGCAAGTGACTATTAATATGGTCATGGTTCCAGAATGGTTTGATCGTGATTACGAAAATGCAATGTTTTTTCATGAACACGGTATTAACGTAACGCTAAAGCCGCAAAGTGATCCAACAGCAAGTCGAGTAGTAGATGGATATACTCCTGAAATGCTCAAAGTATTGCATAACGGAATGCCTCAAAGAGCCTATACGGAACAAAAAGCCGCACTCGCCAAACTAGTTGATAGACCTGAACCTAAATTTAAAAAGACTCCTGATCCTATATACTCTCAAGATTCAATACCACAACATTTTCAAGTTGAGTTTGTAGATAAAAACAAAAAAGTTTGGTATATGGATCAAGCTGAAAGATTTAATGCCTTCAATTTTAATCGATTTAAAGATTGGGAATGTTCAAGTGGGTATCGTAGTATAATTATTAGAGAACCGGATGGTAGTATAAAGCGTAGTTACAGTTGTCATGATGCCCCATTGGGAAATATTGAAACTGGGTTTAAATTATTTGAAGGTCCGAAGTCATGCATTACAAACAGTTGCGTTAGTAGTGCAGATTCTAAGATTCCAAAAAGAGCCCCGGATACAAAGTTACCTCTATGGCCCGGGGATAGTACGTTTAATTAATGTGATTTTCAATCATTGGGAATACGGCAGCAATAGCACAAGCACATTCTTTAGCAACAAGTTGATGCTCTAATTGTGTTCCATTATCACTACGTAATTGAATAAAGTGTACCCAACTGCGCAATGTACCATTCATATATAAACGACTTACTGTATTTCCTTCTGGTAAAACAGATCTTGCCTGTTCCTTAGCAATGCCGTTTTCAATTGCCCATTTGTATGCTTCTCGAGCAGCGGCAATAACGTTTATTTGTTTAATTTTCCACTCGTGTTCGAGTTCTTTATCTTCAGTAACAACACTATTTTGTCTATTTTTTGGATCTTGTAATCTTGCTTCTCTTAGTTCAAAATCAAGATCTTTAGTGGGATCAGCGTACCTTTGACTAAATTCCTGAAAACTAAAACTTCTATGTCGAAGAATCTGTCGAGCTATGTCCCTAGTCGTTTCAATTTCCAAACAAGCAGAGACCATTTCTAATGGACTCCAATGCTGATGTTTAATCAAATAATTAATTAGTTTTTCACTAGTTTCAGTGTTAAATTGATTTGATGGATTACTAACACGAGCACAATACGCAATTAATTCTTGGGCATCATTAATGCCCTTTTCAGCGAAATCTTCTGTAGGTTGGCTATATGATACTAATTTGACTTTCACTGCAACTTCCTCTTTTTTAGAAATTTATTGGTTTCTTTAATAATATCTTTTTTAATTCTATCAGTGTCTAATTTAAAATCTACATTGTCGATATTTTCTTGATAGGTAACAAAAATTTCGTGTAGTTGTTTTTCTACACCGTCCCAGTCAGTATCTCTACGTCTACTGATTTCAATATTCCATACTTTGCTGTCTTTGAATTTAACCTGTACAGAGTGTAGGTACTTTAATGGTACCACATTAAGATTTATTTCCTCAAATACTTCCGGCCAACGTTCAATGACATCCTTTGAAAGCTTCTTCGATGTCATTACTTTTTCTTAGTTGGAACTAAATCCTCTGCTTTTCTACGAAATTCAGCTGCTTGTTTTGATAGCTTATCAGCTTGGCTTCGATAAAATCTAGCTTCTGCTTCTACTGTTTCAAATGTAGTAACCGCAGTTTCGTTAATGTTTGCTGATGTAGTTTTGGTAACATCAGCATTCTCTGTAGGAACTTCTTTTACAGTGGCAACTTCCTTTACTTCTGTATCATTGTTCTTAATTTTTCTTGGATCAGAAATAGACAAGTCGTCAATGGAAACACCTAACTGCTGTGCGATCATTGCATTGAGTTCTGATAATAAAACTCTTGTTTGAAAATTTGGAATCATTTCTACTTGATCTGTAGGCACCTTAATCAGTTTTCCGTTGACATGAAGATTTGCTAACATGGTACTACCATCTGAAAAAGATGATCTAGCCAATACTTCTGCAAATTCATTTGCGTCTTGAGCAGCAGGTGATTCAACAAGTTGAATCAATGAATTATGCTGATCATCAGTTAAGTTTTCTGTTTGTACTACAAGACAGTTATACGCATCGCCCGGTAGTGATCTGTATGCAACCAAACACTTTCTACCATTCGTGACGAATCTGCCAACATGTTTTAAATTAACCATTTTGTTGTCCTTTTGTGGCTACTTGTGCCAAGAAGTTAGATAGCTTGTTATAAACACGACCCACAGCCTCCATTTCAGAAGCTTTAAATGCTCCTCTTGAGCTGGCAGCATCGATAATCTGTTTCATAGCGTTTAGATCACTAATATTCAAATCAGTGTCTGGAGGTGCTGTAGGTTGTTCTACTTCTTTAGCTTGTTCTTGAATTTTTTCAGCTTCAGTGGTCATAGTCTACTCCTTAATAAATGAATGACTACATTATATAGCCGTATTATTTCTTAATACTCACAGATTTGAATATGAAATTAGAAAAAAACTTAGTTCTTTCTTCTGTTCAAAACCAATTTTAGTAACATAAGAAATCGTATTAGTCCCATCTAATTCTAAAGATTGGCCAACATAATACCTGCCATTTAAATTGTGATATATCCAATTATCTACATTTTTCACTGTAGATGGATTGTATCTAGGAATTGTAACAAAATGAAAATGGCGGGCCGGAAACTGCACCCGCCTAATACCAAGATAATTTAATGGGTTCGGTTTTCCATTCTTAATAGGCATTACTTATTTTCTTCGTAGTATGCATAGTTACCAAAAGGAGGTACTATAGTATCGTTTCCATGAATAATAAAAAGTGTGTCGCAGTAATCTTCTTCACCCCAACTGTCCCAAGGATAACCATCTGTAAACATGATAAACTTTTTAGGTTGGATGTCATTGTCTTTCATATAGACCCAATTGGCCATAAAATCAGTACCGCCACCACCTTTAATTTCATAGGTCATGATGTCATCATTATACCCATCATAGTCAGCTTCATTATAGACTTGTGTATCAAAGCACCACAATTTAATTTTGTAGTCTTTGTATTCTTCCATAATACCTTTAACTTCACTAAGGAAGTCTTTGGCCTGTGCATCACCAATACTACCACTCATATCAATGGCAATACATACATCGATAGTTTCGTCATTTTTAAGACCTGGAAGAACGGCACCCATGTGCCAACCCTTACGGTTGGGACGAGTAAAACTGTAATCGTTTTTAATTAGACTTTGGATTTGTTGACGCAACAATTCGCGCCAATTCATCTTAGGCTCTGTGAGTTCTTTGATAAGACGTGCAACACTGGCAGGTGTATTTCCAGCACCAGCTGCCTGTGCAGCCTGCATAGTTGCTTCACGAATTTCGTCACGAATCTTTTTAAGATCTTCTTTAGAATATTGTGGACGATTACCTTTACCTTCTTTTTCCCAATCAATATGATCGTCAAGCAGTTGTCCTAATGCAGCCAATTGATCTTCGTCATACTTGCTAAAAATTTCATCATAGATTTGTTCGGCGCTATGTCCGTAATACTTGCTATCATGAAAAATCTTAATATCTGGAATATTGTGATCACCAATTCTATCACGGACCAATTGACCGTTTACACAATAGTCTGCAGCAACGTTAAAAATTTGTGGATCACGACTTTCACGACGACTCATGTGATCAAAGACATTGTGTAAAATTTCGTGTGCAATAACAAATTCAACTTGTTTAGTTGAAAGTTTTTCAAAGAAATCACGATTGTAAAACAAGTGGCGTCCATCAGTGGCCGCAGTAGGACACCAATCAGTGCATTCTTGAATTTTAAGACGTGTGGCCATATTGCCAAAGAATGGATGGCGTAATAGCAATCCAACTCTAGCTACAATGATCTTGTCAATAATGGGATCTAGACTATGTTGCATTTCGGCTCCTGTTTACAATATTTAATATTATAACACCGCCCGTGGGCGGTGTCAATCTGTTTAGCGTTTTTCAGTTGCTGCCGAAATATACTTGCCAAATTTTTCGTGAAACTCGTCGAAACATGCAATTTCATCTGGATCCAACGGCAAGTTGTATTGTGTAAGAGCAAGTTTAGTTGCCATAATAACCAATTCAGTTTCAAAATTCTTCATAATAAATTCGAAGAAACAGTTTACTTGGTCATTCCAATCTTTGGCATTTTTATCGCTGGCATCCCTAAGTTCGTAGCACAGACTAACTGCCAAAGAATACATAGCGGAAATCTCTTTAGTTTCCATTTTCTTTACTTTGCCCTTAAGGATGTCAGTAGGATTAGGCATTTTGCTGGCATGTTTACGGTGAGCCATAAACTTAATAGCAAGACCTTCACCAACTGCACCTGAAATAAGGTCAGTAAGAGTACTGTCATCAGTGTCGCCATCTTCTAGCAATTCACTGACAAAAGTCCAAGAACGGGGTGTTGCAAAAGCACGACTAGAACTCTTAGGATCAAAGTCATACAAGTCCTTCTTAGAGAAGGTCAAATATCCAACTACGTCTTTATGGATACGGTTTTCAGTGGCCCAAAAACTGTAGTCATCCCAATCAACACGCATTTCCAAATGGATAAAACGATTAGCCAACGGAGCAGGCATGCGATAGGTCACACCTTTGTCCGCTTCACGGTTACCCGCGGCAACAATGCTTACATTGTCTGGCAAGTAGTAAGTGCCAACACGACGGTTAAGAATAAGTTGATAAGCCGCAGCCTGTACAGCAGGTGGAGCCGAATTCATCTCATCCAAGAATAGAATAATATGTTTATGTTGTGCTGCCATTTCTGCGTCAGGCAATTCTGACGGAGGAGCCCAAACCATTTTGTTATGATTAGAATCAAAGTAGGGAATACCCTTAATGTCAGTGGGTTCCCAAAGACTTAGTCGAACATCAATTACATGAGCACCGAGATCTTCACCCAGTTGCTTGACAATATCGGATTTACCAATTCCGGGCGGACCCCAAAGGAAAAGTGGACGACGTTTGGCAAAACCTTTTTGAATTGCCTTTTTAGCAGCCTTGGGGCCTACGGTACGAGATACGATTTCGCTCATTTGCAGTTCCTATCGTTAAGTTAATTAAGCATGGATTTTTGTTACCATACTCGTATTGTACGATAAGTCCGCAACTTCGTCAAGCGTTTTTTAATTGTTTTAGACGGGATTTTCCAATTTTTTTCTAGCATTCATGGCTTTTACAAGCCCATATTTTCGAATATCATCTGAAAACATATATAACTCAAATGCTTTTTTTTCAGAAAAAACGGTAATACTTTTTTCGGTTAAGTAATAGGGACAATCGATAAATCGATCAAAAAAGATAATTGTTTGTGGACTTAGCTCTATATTTTCGGTGAATGGAACTTCGTATTCTTTTAAATCTAAGATGTTTGCTAAATGGCTATAACCTTCTTCAGTAAGTCTAAGTCCACCGCCTTCTTTTGTTCTAGTATTTTTCCACCAAAGTCTATGATGTAATTTTACGTTTGCTTCATCACAAGATTTTTCTTGTGTGTTTAAAAAAATTTTTGTATATGTTTGACTATTAATCATTTCAATACTTGACCCGAAGTCAACACCACTACTTCGAAATCTTTACAACCGAATGTAAGATTCAGTTTTTTTGCTAGATTGATTGCATGGCCTGGATTGCTAAAAGCAACCTTTTTATATTTCGGTCCAGGATAACTAGTGACACTACTAAATGATTTGAGATTAAAGGGTTGGCCTTTGAAAAAAACGGCCCAAATGGCTTCTGCTTCTAAAATCTGCTCGCACTTATAGTTTTTTTTATTTGTGTGCTCTAATAGCACTTTTGGTTTTGGGCGACTCATATATACGTCCTTGAAAAGTACGTATATATTTATCCTATTTCTGATCTCGAAAACCGCCGCCGTCTAACTGTATTTCGACTACAGAGTTATCCGAACTGTTTTTAAGTATATGAAAAAGGTTGTCGTAATCTTGAGTTAGCTTACTAGTAACCTCACCTAGAGTAAATGCTAGATGTTTAGCAGTTCTTATGTCTAATTTTATTTCTCTTTGCTGATTTAAATCAGCCATTTTTACCTGCTGTATGAACTGTTGTAATGGTACAATATTGATTGGGTTATCTGACATTTGCTAATGCCTCTCTGGATTCTTCTTCAGTTTTGTAAGGTCCTGAATATGGATACCTTTCGATAGTAATAAGTTTAGGACAAAAACTTCTAACCCAATTTTTAGGAAATTTTATAATATAATGACCTGCACAAAATAAACTTTTGCTTTGATTACTTTTTGTAAATAATGGCAGTTTACGTCTTACATCATACATACTATTGAAAGGGACCCACCTTGTTGGATAACCGTGACAATCGTTGACGTCGATGTTCGATACAGTAGTATTAATGCCTTTTAGAAAAAAATCAGATCCAAATTGTTTTGTAATTTCTGATTTTTTATTGAAAAAATGTTCACCGTTATATGAACTTAAAATATATTTATTACCTTCTTTTTTATGTAGAGTTCCGACCTTTTTTCCTAATTCTTCTACAACCCATAGTACGCCATCTACAATAGGCTTTGCATGTAACTCTTGATCATTTTTTATTTTTGACACGATATTTGAACTCCCTTTTTAACCACCATTTATATTGTTTAAAGTATTCCTCTTTGGGATATATTGGAAATTTACCAGTATATCCTTCAACCTCCATTTTATGGTCATACCACATTTTCTCTAACCAAAGGTTAAATGGTGAATTATCTTTTTTCAATCTAAATCTCCACCTTCGCTATCCGTAGCATCAGGATCCACTGCAAGACCACGCCATTCTTTAATTTTTAGTTCTTCTGTTTCTGGCACATCGTCGTGCCAGTTATTAATCCAACGTGTACCAGTCCACTTAGCTTGATACGTATAACTATTTTTACCTGTTGTTTTAACTTCGTAAAGTCCGACTATTTTAGGATTTATTTTTTTAGGAAACCACTGAGTCATTTCGTACTCGATACTATCCATGTCTTTGTACATTTCCCACTTGCCGTCTTTTAGAGAGCCAGCAATATAAAATCCAAAGTCTGAACTTTTACCGCTAGTGCTTCCACCATTATTGTTAATGTCTTCACCATCGTATGTGACCATGCTGACAATTTCATTACCGTCAATTTCATCATAACTAATAGATAGTTTGGTAATATCAAAAGGTTCTTTCAATTCAATTTCGCCTTCAAAGAATGTTCCTTTTTCACTGCTAACACCAACAAATACTACAGTTCCCGGATCCTTGCTATCAATCCATACTTCGTCCCCACCACCAATTTCTGGACTGTCATCACTATAACCGTCAATATCCTCTAAACTGCGTTCATATACAGTATTACCGTTTTCGTCACAAATTTGTAAAGTACCAGCGTTACGATCAACTCCACTGATATGCGCCATGTCATCGCATTCATACCAACTACCTGGTGGAAATGGCTGCATTTCTTCTGGAATGTTATTTTCTTCAGCATAATCACTGCCCCATGCATAGTCACTGAGACTTAAACGACGGCGTTTAAAATAGTCGTAAATTGTACGTTCTACAGTGCCCATAACATATTCACCTCCATATCCCCACATCTGAATGGTGTAAGTACACGGGGTAAATTTTAATACTTCTATAAGTTTTTCTTTTTCTTGTGTAGTAGCCATGTTATTTTCCTGGATAATTTGCCTGAAAAGGTTCTGAGTAAAGTTGTATACTATCTGAAATTTTCTTTAAATCATACAAGTTACAAAATTTTAAAAGTCTAATACCTACTTGATTAATGTTTTTAGGAACAGCATTAGATTTAATAGTTTCAACAATTGATGTTCTAATATGTTCGGGTTGATAATTTAAGTCAATAAGTCTACGATTACGTTCATAATCATCTAATACACGATGTTCTTCACCATTGTGATCAACCCAACGCTGAAGCATGAGATTGTTCCACGCGAATCCCCTTTTACTGCGATCTTCAAATGCTTCTTCGAGTTTATTTTTACGAACTTTTGGAAAAGCACTAAACACATTGTCTGTGGGATCTCCACGCATACACTTCTCAAACAACAACCATTCTGGATTAGGAATATCCTTTGCTTGGCCTGTTTTTTTATCTACAACACGTTTGCCCTTTTTGTCTAAAATACCTTCATGTGTGATAGTAGTTTCTAACACACCATTATATTGTTTGACATTGGATGCTATAAGTTGCACAAAGTCGCTGTCTGTGCTAATTATTACATGGTCATCATTTGGGTGTGTTTGTATAAATCCCGCAATAAGATCGTCTGCTTCTAATGTTGGATTGTGTAATACCGTGCAATTTGTTTTGGTAGTAATAAATTCTTTAAAAGTATCAAATGCTTCCCAAAATACTTTTTCTTCTTCTGCTTCTTTTTCAGTATGTGCGGCACGAGCTTCTGCACGATTGCGTTTGTAAGGAGCATAGTGGTCTTTACGCCAACTGCGACCCTCAAGGCAGAATACAACATGACTGCCGTTAAAGTCAGTCCATGCTTTTTTAATGCTGTTTAGAGTAATATGAAAAGCCATGCCAAGTTTAATATCAGCACTGCCGTTAATGACGTGTCTAGCACGAAAGAATGTATTGGCGGTATCCACCAAAATGTATGTCATTTTACCTCAGCTTTGCCATCTGCAAGTTTGTTAACATTAATATAGCCAGCACCACGTGATACATCCTGGCCTTCCTCGGCTAATACGTTACGAGCAAGATCTCTAAACCAGCGATCTACTATTTCTTCTTCTTTATCACCCTCATAACCATATCCAGCTTGTCTTAATTGTACTATGAAATACTCATTCCAGTCAAGCTCAAAAAAGCCATTTCTTACATTTTCTTTATTGACATGCGTGTCCAAAACGGCAACGTATGGTTCTTCTCGAGCAGTAGCACGCTCTTTTGGAGTCATTTTGGCAAGTTCTGCTTCTTTTTGTGCTCTTACTGTTTCGGCTACTGCTTTGTCTCGAGCTTCTTGTAATAATTCTTTTTCTGCTTTTAACTTTTCAAGACCAAAAATTTTGTCTATAATTTTTTTCATTAAGTTCCCCACTCGTTTTTAAATAATGGTACTTGCAATCGATCACTATACCGAAGACTGTTTTTCATTGCCAATTCTGCTACACGGCGGTTATTTAAAGTATAAACACTTTCAACACCACCTACAGGCATCAAATAACAAGGACCACTAAATCCTTCACCTCGATAAATGTCTACAGTTTCTAATGCTTCCTCAGCATCTTCTTCTGTAGCCACAACAAACTTTAGATAGGTATATCCAACTTCTTCATATTCTCTAACAATATCAGGCCTTATGGCAATATTTCTTTCCTCACCACTACAACTAAGTTTAGCACTGACACTAAAAGTTAACCGATGATAACCTCTATTTTCCATTCCCCAGTCTAACAAATATTTTTTAAACTCTGGAGTCAAACTTTGAGTACCGTTAGTTTCAAATGTAATTTCTTTTAAATCACGCATTTTAGGATGATCTAGTAATTCTGGGTAAATGTTTTGCCATTTAAGCAAAGGTTCACCACCAGTAATAACCAAGTGTTCATCTTCCCAATGGCCGTAAGGAAGAATTTTCATAATATTTTCTGCTATTTCATCTGGGCTGTAAAAAGGACTTAGGTGTTTAAATGCAGGGTGCCAACTAGCATAACTATCACAACCTGTACTAACTAACGGAAGTTCTTCATAACTTTTATAAAGATGAACATTTGCCGCAATAGGTTCGACTTCTGTAGTCAATTCACCTTTTGGCATGCCAAACCCTGCACATTTAAAATTACACCCAAAGGTACGCATAAACACTGAAGGCACACCCATATAGCGTCCTTCACCTTGTATACTATAAAATAGTTCTGCTAATTTAATTTTTTCCATACTTTTGCCTAAATTTATTGTAACGGTACATCCAGACTAAATTTTTCTATTTCGTCTCTGCTACTGCTTATGACATCGATCATTCTGTTATAATCTTCGTTATTTAGAGTTGTTTTGTAAATTTGAAGAGCAACTCTAGTCATAACAGCACTGATTTCCATAGCACTATACCCCGAATTAACTAATTCAGCTGTTAATTTTACTAGGGTGTAGTACAAATCTTCAAGTTTTGAATCTTCCATTTTAATCCTTTATTCTGATTAATCTTATTACCCAACTAGGCGGATCAAATTCCCACCATTTTTCTCCCTGCTTCCAAGCCCAGGCTTTAGCATGATGATTATTGTGCCACCCTTCACCTAAACTCATCAAATGTGCGATCCAACTATTACGTGATTGATCTCGCCCCAAGTCATAATTTTTATATCCATGTTTGTGTGCAATAACAATTATACTACTTGTTGAATGTAAACACAAGCAGGCCGGTATGGCATAAACGAAAATAATTAACCAAGGATTAATTGCAGCCAAAATGAGATTGTATCCTACAATTAATGCAAGATAGTTTTTATGTACCCATTTTTGAAATTCGCTTTGTCTTAAATCTCTTACTATTTTTGGACTTATATTAGTTACTTCCCAAAGTCCGAACCAAACTTTAAAAGCTCTTTTAAAATTATATCTGCCATCAACATAGGGGCTATGGGGATCATTTGTTGTTTCAACAGATCTGTGATGTTGTCGATGTACGGCTACCCAAGCTAATGGACTCCCTATGGTTGTGACTACACTAACCAAACTAAGTATTTTTTCAATAACTGAATGTGTTTTAAAACTTCTATGGCTTAACAATCGATGCAAACCAATATTAACACCTAACATGCCTGTTATAACATAGGAAACTAAGGATATGACTAACATATCATAGTTACCAGTATGAATCACATATGCTAGACCGATGACTAACAATATGTGATTTATGATTTGTAGCCCCCTAACTTTATAGTTATGGCTTAGTGTCATTACGAACGCTCCTTTGTTTACGAAATTCCTTGCAATCATTTATAGCAATCTTTAATGTTTCAGCGTAGTTTAACGCTTCTTGCTCCCTCATGATTAACGAAGACTCGTATTTAACATAACCTTTTGTTAACAGATCCCATATTTGTCTAAATCGTGTTTTACTCCAGAAATCGCTTTTGACAGTGTTATATATTGTAACAGATACGAAGGAATCTTCGGCTTCTACCCATAGTTGATGATCATGCTGGTCATCACCACATTCGCATACAACTTGATACAGTTTTGTGTCACCCCAATCATTTCTTTTTAGTATGCCTTCGGCGGGTATTTGAGCTTTCATGATATATTTTTAATCCAAGTTAGAAACATTTGTTTTTCATTTTTAGGGTGCCATAGCTTACCCTCTGGGCCACAAGGTTCGCTGCTAAACCTTGTGATACTGCATAGCTCATATTTTGCTGGTTTAATTTTTGGACCAATAACTACATCATCATCTGATTCAGAATCTTTGTAATTGAGTTTACATCTAAGTGTGTATCTCTTAGCGTTCATGAAAAGTTTATCATACCATAGTTGAAAACTATGTTTGCAGTCCTTACACAACAAATTTGTATTCTTCATACTAGTTTCTAAATTGTTCTAAGTTAATAATTTTTGCCACACGCTCACCAACGTCTTCACCGTTGGGAATAACATATGTTTGAGTATTATGAGTATCTTTACGATCGTCATAGCGTCGAACATTTAAAATCTTTCCACCAACAGCCGTACTCAATTCAAAACTAATACGACCTTCGCCTTCAGGGCGACCACGCTCAACCATTGCTGTTTGTCCAATTGCCATACTTAATTTTCCCATTGGTACTGGTTCATCACATTCATATCTATCTTTATTTTCCCAAACTCTTTTTGCCTGTTTATAAAACCACTTATCAAACCATTTCATAGTAATTCCTTTAACCAAGTATCGACTTTTGATTCTGCTTCTTCCTGTGTAACAGCGTAAGCATAGATCCAAAAACAGTCATCACGACCTTTAATATCAAATGGGATGGGGCCATTAAAAGGTATACCACCTTCTAGTATACGTTTTACTTCAAACTTTTTTAAATTTTTTGCACGATTAATTAAATCGTTAGCCATGTTTACTGAGTTCATCTTGGGGCAAACTCCTGTTGTAGTTTAATGTTATCAAAGAACTCTTTTTTTGCACCAGGGTCAGTTTTAAATGAACCTGTAAGTACTGTTGTTTGTGTAAGACTACTATGCGCCATAATGCCTCGATTCTCACAACAGCCATGTGTAGCTTGAATATAAACTCCTAAATCTTTTGCACCGGTTGCTTTGGCAATTTCCCTAGCAATGTCATTAGCAAGTTCCTCCTGGAGAGTTCCACGTCTTGCACACCACTGTGCGATTCTTGTGTACTTAGAGAGTCCAATAAGTTTCTCAGCGGCAATAATACCAATATAAGCAACGCCACTAACGGGTTGATGATGATGGCTACACATACTGCGAAGCTCACTGCGAACAACCAGCATACCTTCGTAACGGTCCTGCGAGTCGTTTGGAAATGCTGTTGCGTCTGGTGCTGGTTCATATCGTCCTGCCATTATTTCATTAAAATACATTTTAGCAAGGCGTCGTGCTGTGCCTTTGCTATTGGGATCGTTTTCACGATCAATCAGCAAACGATCGAGCACTAGTTCAAATGCTTCGGTTGCTTCGTCGATTAGTTGATATTTTATCTTTTCGTCTAAGATATATTCGCTAATATTATCGCCAGCCCAAAAGCGTTTGTTATCACGTTTCATTTTAAAACGGATTACATCTGCTAGATATGCTTCTTTGTAGCCACCGTCACCAGCCATTGCATCTAAGGCTGTTTCTTTTTTAATGTAAACAGGTTTACCTAAAGGTTCGTATTGGTCTTTTTTAAACTCTGTGTCAATTTCTGTATTAAGAACAGGATCAGGTGTAAATTCTTTGGTCAATTTTAATCTCCGCTTATGTTTATATTGTACAATATATTTAGGCCTGTGTCAAGTTTCAATAATTTTCCCAGGAATTGGTATTTTTGTTCCAGTGTCTACAGTCATAAATTTGAAATTCTGCATTGAATCCAAAAATTCCTAAACCTAAATAAATTCCTGCATGATCTTGTCTGTGTGTTAATCTAATAAACAGATCAAATATATCAGAACTTTTGTAAATTTGAAGCTCCCAAAATTTATTTTTGATAAAAGTATTTCCGGTCCAACATCTTATATTGACAAATCTATCGATCCAAGGATTTCGAATATTAAATTGCAGATAAATCATGTAGAGATCCTTGATCGTTTTTCTTCTTGTTCCTGTTTCCATCGTTCATACATTATGCGCTGGCACTCTTGCTTTACTTCTACAGGAATATCCGGCATCCAATGTGCGTCCCTACAATCATAGCGAATTATTCTATCACCGCTAGCACCAAAATTGCTAAAAAACAAAACCATGACTGCTGATATTGCTGTTATAATTACAGCCGCTCGCTTAATAAAATCCGGCATAAGTCAGCATCCTTTTGTGATTTAAATTCAAATACCATGTAATCTTCGTGTGGTTTATAGTAGTAACGTCTGCCAGGCAGACCAAACACTTCTAATACCATAGCGCAACACTCGTTCCACCAAGGAACACTTTGATTATTCCAGTCAACTTTTACTTTATGGTCGAACATTTTTAGAACGTCCGCTAGTACAACTATCATTCCAAGTTGTCTGCGCTTGACGTTTATATTCGTCCAACTCCCATTCATTTTTTTTGATCAGATAGTCATCTTCTGTAAGCCCGTGCCAACCAATACATTTACCTGTAGGGCTACGACCACAACCACAAGATACACCACCTTCTTTAATTTGATCTACTCTTACCTGCATAATTATCCCTTAAAATATTTTTCCATTACTTCTAATTTGTCCATGTATTCGGCAATTTGCGCTACTTCTTTTTCGATAGCACCCATCAAATCGGTATGATCGTGAATGGCCATGGGGTTGCTTAACATAACTTCTACATTCATTTTGTGTTTAACAATATGTGATTCAAAATGTTGAACCAGTGCTTGGACGATTTGTTGTCTCATTTTTTATAGTTTCCTTTTTCTGGAATTACGTGGCGAACCCCGCCTCTGGGATCCTCCATATCACCTTTACGTCTAGGTATCATATGTATGTGTGGATACATTACTGTTTGTCCGGCACTTTCCCCGCAGTTTTGACCAACATTGAACCCGTCCCATTTTTCAGTAACCAGGCCGTCTGCTCCAAATTTGTATGCGGCTTTGTAGCATTCCATGATGTTATCGAACTTTTCTTGGGTAGGCACAAATAGCAAATGTCCTTCTGTGACCGGGTATTTGTCTCTGAATACCCAGAAGGTGTTTGTTCTATATTCAATCTCAGTCCAAGGTGCTCTTTTTTCATTTAATGCCCTTTCTAAGTCAGTAATCAATTTCTTCCCCCAAATACCTTTTTAATTCTTTGTCTGTGGGTATTACATTGTAATTTCCTTTGAAGAAAATTTCATAACTGTCGCTGCCGTATTTGCCAATACCATAAAGATCAGTAGCATCTACGCCATCCCAAGTAATATAATCTTTAGTCATTTGTTTTAGTCTTTTATATCTCACATTCACCATACCTAAAGGACGTATAACTTTTTTTACAGTCATGTGATGTGCAGATAAAAAATCTTCAGGAGTAGGCCAAATATCTAAAAATTTAGGCAGCACAGTTTTTACAGACTTACGTCCCGTTTGATTTAGCATGATAACACCAATCATGTGTTCCCATGAGTTTTTTATCTGTTGCTGAACCATTAGATCGTCTCGTAACGGCATCATAGCCAAAACTCTTCCCAAGGATAAACTAACCAACAATCTTCTTCAGCTTTGTTCACAGTCCACGCATAATAATCTGGGTCTTTAAATTCGCTGGATTGATTATGTGTTAGCACAGCAAAACGAACATTGTCACCCCAAATATGTTTCCAATCTGGATTGTCAGGCAAACAACCACTGGCCCAGTCAGCTTTAATCCAATTAATTGTGGCACCGCTATCATTAATATCGTCTACAACAAGTATCTTCTTTTTAAATTTTTCTAGATGTCTATGACCGCCATTGGCTTTCTGTTCATCATAGGGAATGTAGCCAAAAGCATCTTCAGCCATCCATAAATTGCTTTCACCACCGCTGCCATCACGTAAACTAACACTTAACGTGTGCATAGGTATGCCAGTATATTGACTCAGCAAGTTAGCAGGGACAAGGCCACCGCGTGTAATACCTACAATATAGTCAGGGCGCCAATTGTGGTCAACCATTTGCCTAGCAATTTCTAAAACTGCTCCTTGAACTTGTTGCCAACTATAGTAGACTTTTTTCATTCATCACCTTTTAAAGATTCCCACATGCGAACTTTACTTAATTCTTTAATATATTCATCATACATTTTTTTGAGCTTTGGATATTTCTTTTCTAGTATAACATCTCTTTCAGGAATTTGCAAGACTTTTTCAATCACAGATAATCGTTCTTCCAAATCTCTGCCATTGTGTACGATTTTACCTTTTACTTCTAGACTAGATGGTTCATTGTTAATGACCACAGTAGGACTAAGAGTATATCCGCTAGTGTTTGTTACATATGAAAAACCATTTGATCCACCACCGCCACCTTGTGGTATACTACTGCCTGTCAATGTGTTATTAGAAACCTTAAATGTGTAATTAGCTGGTGCTGATACTTTGGTGCTTACGGTCTTGTAGGTATTGTTCATTATGAATCCATTTATTTTTAACTAAAAATCCCCATTCTCGTTTATGCGGTCCTGGCATAAAAAGTGTCCAAGCAGTGACACCTTCTTTTAGTTCAATGCGATGATAGCTATTAGGATTGCAAATACGAAAATGCCCAGGCCCACGCCAATGCCTAACTTCTCCGATTTTGTTGTTATTTGCATCAAATAACGGAGTCCATTCATAATAACCACCTTTAAGGATTAGAGTAGCGTAAGGCCATGGATGATCATGCACGTCATCGGGATCTGATTTAAGAAACTTGTGTACAAACACATTAAATGGAAACTTTGTTCTGTCTTTAAGAAATACATAATATCTCTCCAAATACGGCTCGTTATCTATACGATCCATGATGATACGTTTACGACCAATACGATCCAACCAATTTAAAAACGACTTAATCATTTTAGGCCTTTCTTTTTAAATTCCCATTCATCTCTACACAGATTATAAAACGTTTTCAGTTTTTCATATGCTTGTTCTAGACCTGGGTATTCTTCGCACATCTTTTGAAAGTCGTCCCAATCAGGAAAACCATTTTCAAAAGGAATGTTAGAAATCCAGTTCCAATTGTTGCTCGTAATAATTGTGCCATCAAAGGTTATAGTATCTAACCCACTAGATGTTAGGGTTACGGTCTGCGCCGCTGCCATATTGTTTATATCTAAAGTGATAGTATCTGAATTGGTAAGACAATATTCAGACATATCTGTGGTACTACCTATGTAAATATTATTGTCACTAGAACTAGTAACAACATCACCCTCTAAGGTGTAGTAGTAAGTTGTTTGCGCTGAAGAATTGGTCACGTAATTGATCCTTTTGTTTTCTTAACATAGGTATTCTAGTGCTGTAATTTTCCATATGCTCTATAATTTTTTTGCAGAGGTCTGGTCGATGTACAGTGTAAGATTCATAACTTTCAGTCCACTTACTAGGATATTTGAATATATCGTAATACATCTCTGTGTAACTTAATCTATCTGGCACCATAGGGATAGCATCTACAACAGCACCCTCATAACAACTAATGCCCAATGTTTCTTGTAAGTTTGCACTGAATACAAGTTTGGCTTCACCTAATAAATTATGATACTCATTTTTTGTTAATTGTTGATCTTGACAGACAACGAACTCATATTGTGGTAAATGTTCTTTTAAATCACGAAAAATCTCAACTTGTTTTTCTGGTGCGATGCGATGAGGAAATAGAATGAGATCACGTTTTGACATATTTTGATATTGTACCAAAACATCTTCCATATATTCCATAGGCCACCCTGTGCGAATAACTTTACCACTGTCTAGAAGATCTTTAACATCTTCTTCGTACCAAGGATTTTCACTAGGGTATCCATCTTCTAACAAGTTTTTTATAAACATGTCAATATGGAAATCAGTAGCAAAGTAGTTATAGTCTATTGCATGGAAGAAACTCTTTTCAGCATTTCTTACCCATCTTGCTTTACCAATTAGTCTACCTAGAAAGTCATGCGGATCATAACTGCCGGCATGCCATAGTGCGTGAATCTTAACAGGTATATTAAGAAGCTCGCTCATATACTTTAGATTTATAATGCCCGGGTGCCAAGCATCAGTAAAAATAAAATGGTCGCCAGCTTGAATGCGTCCAGCGCAAAATAAACGACTAAATTGTTCAACTTGACAAGACTTATAGATATTAGTGCCACCAAAGTTAAGAAAAGCGCCTGGAGTGGTAGCACTAGGAATATCTTCAGGGCCAGCGATAACTTGAACATTGTGTCCTGCCTTTTTAAGTAAAGAAGGCACATGGGACTTCCATTGCCCCGTGTACCTTGTTTCTACTGCTTCTAGATCAATGAGAAAAACGTTGCTCATTGCGTCTTCCATTGTTGTCCCAGCGTGGGTTTTTTCCTTGATACGGTTTGCGTGGACGCTTACTTGCTAGATATGCGCTGTAGTTAGGTGCATCTTTTTTATAAAGTTCTGCAGGATTGAACTCTCTTAATTCAATACGGCACCAATCGTGGTAAGCCTCTAAGTCATCCCACACTTTAACAACGTCAGGACGGTTAGCGAAATAATGATAGTCCTTGTAATTACGAGCCATTTAGCTTCTTCCTCTTAGTTTTAATACTTGATAAACGAACCATT